AGGTGAACGTCAGGAAGCCAATCATTTGCTGTTCAATCCCGCTGCCCCAGCTCGTGGACTTCTCGGTGTGGCCTACCATCCAAGGCGGCACGCGGAACCAGCGGCAGATCTCCTCCACCGAGTAGGCGCGAGACTCCAGCAGCTGAGCGTCCTTGGGCGGGATGCCCAGGGTGCCGACTTCCATATCGGCCTCAAGAATCGCCGGGCGGCCAGCATTGATCGCGCCAGAGAGGCGCTGCTCGATGAACTCACGCGCCTCAGTGCGCTGGCTGGGTTTCATGACCTTCGGATACTTGAACCATGTGGTCGGCAGCAGCCCGCGTGCGAACGTCCCAGAGGCGGCAGAATCCGTCGCCAGGGCCGCGCCAAACACGCGGGTGCCATACTGAATCACCGAAACGCCCGTGCGCCCGTCCAGCGACCAGCCAGGCACATACCAAATGCGTTCCGGCGGAATCTCACGCTGAGTTCCGTCCAGATTCGTGAACATGTAACGCAGCGCGTTGCTGGTGCCGCGTCGCGTAATCTGCAAGCGATGCCGAGGCAGAAAATCCAGCCCGACCAGCCTGCCGCCGATCACGAGCTTTTCAGAGTAGCCGCCGCCGTGCAACATCATGGAGGCCACCAAGGACTCCAGGTACACCGAGGAAACTGTCTCCGTGTTCGGCTGCACATTCAAGATGAATTCCAACGGATGGTTCGCCGCGGCGCGGTTGCCCGCTGCGCTGCGTTCATACATGTGGATCGGAAGCGTGCCGACGATCTCGCTGATCAGCCGGGCGCAAGCCCAAACCGTCGAGAGCTGCAACACGGTGTGCGGCGTCACACTTTGGCCTGAGTCACTTTGGAAAGCGAACTGCTTCCACGCGTCCACGTCAGTCGCGGTGAACGGTACGCCCAGCCAACTCAGAACTGCCGATTTAATTTTGCTTGGCTTTTTCATCCGATCACCGCATCCTTGAAGAATGTTCCGAGATCCTCCGCCTCAGCGTCGGACTTGTTCATCGCGCCGAATGCCATCGCCAGCGCAACCATGCCGTCAATGCGGCCCGTGGCGCGATCCTTGGCGAGCTTACGATTGCCCGCCGCATCGCGCGCCACAACGGCGTTCATCGCGCACATCGTCAGCACCGGGTGGCCGCCGTGCACGAGGCGACCATTGAGCAGCTCAGCTTCCAGCGCGTCCAGCGCGGGCGACATGTCCATGAAGCCTTGGCCGTGCGGGATGAGCGGCAGCTCAATTTCCGACCGCTCAAATTCCTTTTGCAACACGTCGATGCGCCAACGATCGAACCCGATGGCGCGGATGCCGATGCCTTCCAGCCCGAGCTCGCCCACAATACGCTTAATGTCCTGGGCGACATATTCATAATCCACCGTAGCGCCAGGCGTTGTGAACAGGAACCCCTGCTTCACCCACAGGTCATACGGCACCCGATCCTTCTTGGCGCGTTCGCGCAGCCCGACTTCCGGCGTCCAGAAGTACGGCACCACCATGAACTTCTCACTCGCAGAGCGGCCCGCCAGCACCAGCGCCGTCAAGTCCGTGCGCATCGACAAGTCCAGTCCGCCGAACACATCCTCGAAGAACGGCTCCACAGGCCCGCCGCACGAGCGCCACACCTCAGTCGTGACGAATGGGCTGGTGGCCTCCACGCGACGGTTGAGCACCAGGTTCTCGAACTCAGGCTGGCGGGACGGCATGCGCCGCGCCGCGTCCGCCATCGCGAACACCTCGTCCTTGTTCATGAAGAGATCCAGCGCGGGATTCGCTGCGCGGATCGCTTCCTCACTGAACGTGTCCATGCTGGCGGGGGCGTACTCCAGCCGCACGACCACACGCGGATCCTCGCCGGTCAGCCCGTCATCAATCAGCACGCTGAGCAAGTCGTTGTCGGTCGGGGCTTGGGTACTGATGATGATTGAGATGGGGGCTTCCTGCGCAGCGGTGGCGGTTTCCAGTGCCTCATACAGCGCGTCGTGCGGCCCGCGCACCTGGCCCAGCTCGTCGTGCGCCACGAACCGGGGCGAGAACCCGTAGGCCGTGGTGGCCTCAGCGCTCAGCGCCTTGTAGCGTGAACCCAGCGCCGGGCAGTGGATCTCCTTGGCGGAGTCCTTGATGGCGACGTACTCCATCAGGCCGGGGTTCATTCGGCACATGCGGGCTGCAAGGTTGAACAGGATGGAGGCTTGATCGCGAGACCGTGCCGCAGAGTACAGCTGAGACGCCGGGGCCGACTCAGGCCCGCACAGGTACAGCAGCATCAGCATCGCGGTCTCAACGGTCTTGGCGTTCTTGCGGGCGCGGCTGATGATGGCGCGGCGGGTGCCCGCAGGATTATCGAAAATGGCGCGGAAATCATCCTTCATGAAGTCCGCCATCTTGAGAGGTTGGCCGACGAACTTCCCTTCCGGAATCAGAATCATGTGTTCACACCAGGCGATATTGCGTTCAGCCCGCGTCATCGAACGTCAGCTCCCATGGCTTCTTGGTTGTGGGTTGTGCCCGGCGTCCACGCGCCAGCACCGTCGGATCCATCGACTGGCGGGTGAGCCGCAAGCGTGTAGCCAGCGACGACGCCGCGCGCACCTCACGATCGCGCATCGCCAACAGCATCGCGTACCGCTTCAGCCCGTCCTTGTAGTGAATCCACTCCAGGTCGAATGCATTGATCTCCTCAGAGATGATTGTTGCGGACACAACGTGTCGGCAATAGTTCATCAGTAGCGGGGCGTGCACTTCCGTGATGCTGTCTGCAGGCTGATCGTTCACCACACTCACCCACACCATCTGCTCTGCATCCGTCAGAATGGCCGGGGCGAGCAAACGCTGAGCCTGAACCGCCGGAACCATTGCTGCGGTTTCAATTTCTGCTGCTGATTTTCTGCCTCGCTGCATCATAACAGACTTTCACTTTCCAGGTGATTTCACATCATTTAAGAAAAATTGATGGGGCGGGCGGTTTCCTGGCGGTGGTTTCTAAACTTTTGACCCACCCCCCTCCACCCGCAGCCCAGCAGAATTTTTCTGCGCTGAAAACTTTTGCTCTGCCGACTGACTCGTGCGCACACGCGCCTCCACCACAGGGTATCCATCTGCTCCGATCGGCGGGCGGTACGTTGTGCCGAGATCCTCAGCGGTCTTGACCTTGTGACACTCCAAGCAAAGCACTTGCGAGTTCTCCTCCGTGTCCTCACCGCCGTTCACCAGCGCGACTTTGTGATCCAGCTCAAACCCTCGGGGCCAGGCAGTCAACCTGCCGCAACGGCAGCAGCGCGGGTCGTCCGACCAGCATGCCCACCGCCGCCGCGCCAACGCCCGTCCTCTCAGCCTCTGTTCACTCATCACTCAGCTCCATAACCCTTACACAACCGTCGGTGCACCCTCACGAACACCCACAATTATCCTCCACCTTCCGCCCCCACGCTGGGTTCACCGGAGTGCGCCACGCGCCTGCTCAACAGCCTCATCAGCATGAGACAAACAAAAACCGCACATCCAGCGCGGCCCACCCAAGTATGCGCTCGCCGCGCCCGTAAGGCAAGGGTCACATTGAAGCGCAGAAGTTTATTCGGTCGGGCGGATTTCACGTCACTTCCGCCGTGTTGGGCGGTGACGTAGATCGGCTCGCCGCACAGCTCTCGGGACGACTCATCGCTCATTCCGCCCGAACCGCCCGACTTTCGCTATTCCCGCTACTTTTAAAACCCCTGACCCCCTCTCTCCTTTTTTATTTATTTCTTATTCCATATAGAAGGTTGGGCGGGTTAGGCGGGTAGGGACGGATAGAGAAGCGATCCCCAGGCGCGGCGCGGCTCTCGGGACGAAAGTTCTCTCCGCCCAACACGGGCGGAATGCTGGAGAGGTAGGGCGGGCCGGGCGGCGCGGGTTCAGCCCTCTCCGCACCCGGTTCCCCAGGCGCGGCGCGGCTTGCCGTGGGAGTGGACTACTTAACGGCGCGAATCTGGATGCGGGCTTCGGTTCGAGGAACAGCGCCCGACGGTCCGGCCTCGACGCGCAGTTGGAGTCTGTTGCGAGCGGCTTCCAAGGCCTCTTTGTCGGAAACGTTTAGTTTCTCTTTAATATAGATTTTGTTCGTCTTAACCTGATAACCGTTGTGTTCTCGCCGCCAACATGTCTGGTCCGGGGGCAAGGGCACCAATCGGTATCCGGCCTGCAGCATGCGGTGAACAAAGCTCCTGGAGCGCATCATGCGGGCCAGCTCTTCGGATTCGTCGAACAGTTGTTCTGTCAGCTCGCTGTTCAGGAGCACGTCGGGTTCGCCGAGCATGTCCAGCGCCCGCGTCAGGGCGTCCTCGGGAGCGTCCCAACGCTGGGAGATCTCTGCCCAGGCCTGGGTGCGAGGGATGGGCCCATTGGCGTCGAAGGCGGAAAGGTCACGTGCCGCCAGCCACCCAGCCACCGCCGCCCCGCCCGGCCCGTGCAGCCAGCCGAACAGCCGGACGAAGTAATCCGGGTCGTCCTCCGCGATCCACCAATTCTGTTCCAGGCGCGTGTGCAGCAGCACGAGTCGCCGGTCCTCGGGCGGAATGTACATGGCGAGCCGATCGTTGGTGGTGATGAAGACGCGCAGCCGGTTCAGGATGTAGCGCATGGCCATGCCCTTCTGTTCCAGGGGCAGCATGTCTGGCGGCGTAGCGATCAGTGTCTTGAGCGCATCGTACAGCGCCGTCGCCCGGTGCTCGTCCTTGGTGGGGCGCACCTCGTCCACCGTGAGCATGAGGCACTCAACCCACGGGTTGAACCGCTCCAGGAGCTTGTCCGGCCCGACATTCCGAGCGTTCCAAGCGCCCACCGCTGCACGCAGCGGGAGCAGCGCGGCGTCCTTGCCGACGCCTTGCTTGCCGGAGAGGACGATCGCCGCGTTGCACTTCTCTTCAGGGTGCTGAATCATGTGGGCACAGTAATCGAAGAAAAAGCCATGCTCCACCGGCTCCGGCCAGAGGCGCTTCACATGCTCCACCCAAGGGCCAGCCTCCGCCGCCAGGGATGTGTCCGCCACCGGGCCGGGTCGGTATGTATTGAACGCCCGCGCCCCCGCGAGCGGGAACAGTCCTTCGCCAGTGGCCACCACATCTTCCAAAATCTGGGCGCCACCCGGAGACCACGTGCTGGACTCGACCACGAGACCACCTTCCACCCGCGCGATGTCCAGATGAGGCTTAATGGGCGCAGGGGGCCGACCGCCGCCCTCCCGCATTGGTAGCCGCCACCGCTCCAGCGGCACCAGCGCGTCCACCGCCGTGCCCGAGTGTAGCGTCCGTGTCGGCACGCACCAGTACGCTTCCAGCGCCGCATCGAACAAAAAGTCTTCGTGCCGATACATCTTCCTTCTGGGTTCGGATTCCAGCCGCGCCCGCTCCGCCGCCACGCGTGCGGCCCGACGCGCTGCGGCGTCATTATTGCTGTCAGTCATCGCTGTCAGACTCCCTCTTGTTCAGTGCGTCTAGTTGTTCTGCTGCCTGCTCCGCTACCCAGTCCGTCAGGTCGCGCCACGCACGATCCTGGTGGGAGCCGTGATGGCACCGGAACGCTCCGTACCACGAATTCTCTTCATAGGGCTCACGGATGGCTGCGCCGTTGTTCACGCCCCCGGTGTGTTCGTCCACCCAGGGGCATGTCATTTCTGTCCATCCGGAAGGGTCGGGGGCGGAGCGCTTGAGCAGCCCGGCGTCCCGCAGGAACTGTTCAGTGGCCTCATACGCCTGGGCGCGGGCGGTGAGCTCCTCCGGGGTCAGGGCGCTGACCCAGCGCGGGGGTTCGCGCCGCCCCACGAGCGTGAGGTCGAACTCAGCGAGCAGCTCCTCCACTGTGAAGCGTCGGTCTGGCTCCAGGGCGCGCAACGCCACCTCCCAGCCACCGTACTGCGGCTTCAGATTTTGGAACCCTGGGAGCCGCCCGACGCGGGTCACTGAAGCCATGCCCGGATCGTGGCCCAGGAGCCGTCCGGAGATGAAGGCCCGGATTACCGCATCGAACCGCACCACGTCACGCTCCGGCGCGGCGAGCATGTACCACCATTGTTCGTTGCCCGGTGAGGTTTCCACGCGAGCGGTGGGCGTGAGGATGGAGACGGTTGTGCGCGGCACCTTTGTGCCCACATCGTCCACCATCAGTGCCAGGCCCGCCGTGCAGTGGGCCGCACGTCGCCGGTATGACCCGTCCTCCGCCCGACTGAACGCGCCCACCGTGGCGTAGCCGTTCCAGCTCACAGGGAAGCGTGTCCGAATGCCGCCCGTGTGTTCAGGGTGCCACGGGCGGGGACGCCAAGCCGTCGGGGGTGCAGTGCCGGGGTCGCCGGGCACGCCACAAAGAATTATCCGCTCCTCAGCGCCGAGTCCTGCGCCCAGCGCCGTCAAAAATTGTTCCGCATCGTCGTTCACGTCACCGTTCTCCTTTCTGTCGCCTGATCGGGACGTTTAATTATCGTCCGTTTTGGGCGGGCCGGGCGGAAGTGGTCGCACGACGCAAATCGACGCACTTGCCTTGAGTCGTAGAAATGGAGCATAATTGCTCTACGGGCAACTGGCCCCGCTCAGAAAGGAGAACTGAAATGGACAACACGATCGACGAATCCCGCATCACCAAAATTTACGTTGGCGCGGACGCGGCCTGCCGCTGTGGCTGTCGGGGTGAATATCGCGAGGCGGGCACTCGTGCCTTCAAGATGGCGCTGAACAAGGCGCGCAAGCTGAGCTGCGACGACCGCACCTCCACCTACATGAACTTCCCGTACGGCAACAATCGCGCCGTCACGCTGTACTTCGATTGACCCACAACCGCGCCGGGGCCACACAGCCCCTGGCTACAGAAAGGAGAACTGAAATGGACAGCCTTGAATCTATCACCCGGCGCATCCGCAAGCTCCTCGCCATCGCTGAGGACACACGCGCCAACCCCAATGAAGCCGCCGCCGCCGCATCCCAGGCGGAAAAGCTCATGCGCAAGTTCCAACTGGATCACGCTGACGTGATGCGCCGTGAGCTGGAGCTCAAGGACGCCTTCGGCACGGTGGATTCCCCCGCCGTCATGAAGCGCAACGCTGGCCACAAGCCCCGTAAGGTGCCGGGCTGGGCGGGGTGGATCGCGCACGGATGCGCGCAGCTGAACGATTGTGAAGTCGCCGTGGCACGCACGCCCGAGCTGGGAGCTTGCGTGCGGTTCTTCGGGTTCAAGGCAGACGTCATGGTGGCCGCTTGGACATTCGATTACGTCATGAACGCGCTCATCGCGGCGGTGCGGGAATTTCAGGTCGTGCCGCGCAGCAAGTCTGAGTCTGATTCGTACCGTAAGGGGTACGCCATTTCCGTGAGCACGGCGTTGCGCCGGGCGCTGGAAGCTAAGCGTGCCGAAGCCGCCGCACACCACGCCACCAACGCGCTGGTCGTGCTCAAGGGCGACAAGCTGCGTGAGCGCTTCGGCAACTTTAAATACACATCAGCGAAAAAGATCGTCACTCGTGAAGCGCACGCCTACATGGCCGGGCGCATTGACGGGTCGCGCCTGGACGTTACCCGGCGCGGCGTTGGAGCCGACACCCCAGAAGCACAACAACTCATCGCCTAAAAAGGAGAATCACCATGACCCAAGCATTCGAAACCTCCCTGCCCGCCGCCGCGCTGGCCGACGGCCCCGCCCCCGAGATGAGCGACAGGTATGTTTACATCGACACGCGCGAAATTGCCCGCCTGATGCAACGTGAAGGCTGGGAGCTGGCCGCCACCCGTGGCGTGCGGCGGCGTGACGGTTCGCCCGCAGTGTATTCGCGCCATCGCTTGGACTTCCAGCGCCCGGACGCAAAGCTGGAGCTGGGCGGGTTGTTGCCACGCATCATTTTTACCAACAGCCATGACGGCTCTTGCCGCGCAGAAGCCCGGCTGGGGTTCATGCGGGTCGTTTGCACCAACGGCTTGATGGTCTGGAACCGGGCCACGCTCAGCCGCACCCGACACGTTGGACAGGACGCGCTGAGCTTTGTGCACGAGATGCAGCGCATGGAGATGAATTTCGGCGCTGAGGTGGAAACCGTCGAGCGCTGGCACCGCAAACAGCTGACCGCCGCCCAACGCACGGAGTACGCATTGTTGGTGAATCAATTGCGGTGGGGTGATGCTTGGGCTGTGGAGCCGGACGTGTTGCTGGCCCCGCGCCGTATGGAGGACGATGACGGCACGCTCTGGACCGCCTTCAACCGCGCCCAGGAAAACACCACCCGTGGCGGACAGCCCGCCCGCGCTCGTTCGGGCAGGCGTATACTCACCCAACCGCTGACCAGCATTGCGGCGGACACCAAGTTCAACGAGACGCTGTGGCGGATGACGGATGAGCTCTCGCAGTACTGGTGAATTTTCTGCCGTGTGAAAATATTTGCAGAAACGTGTTGCTTTTCAAAATTAAATGCTTCATAATTGAGTCATGGGTCGGATCCACCGGCCCGACTCAGAAAGGAACTTACCATGAACTCCGCACAAATCGCCGCTGCCACCACCGCTGAACTGGTCGCCTTCTACAACGCTCACGCCGCCACCCCGGTGAAGAAGTTCGCCGACCGCAAGACCGCTGAACGTCGGGTCGCCGCTCTGATGGCGGACATGATCGCCACCTCCAAGGCCGCGATCCCCGCCCCTGAAAAGGCCCACAAGGAACCCGCCCCCAAGGCTCCCAGCAAAAAGGCCGCCAAGGCCGAAAGCAAGGCGCAACGCGCCGCCGTGATCGCCGAGCGCCTCTCCACCGGCCACTGCCCGCTGTGCGGCGGTGACCCCTCCAGCCAGACCGCCAACGGCGAGGACGGCACGGCCAAGGGTGACAACGAAAACTTCTGCCATGAATGCTCTGGCGCATATGACCGCGCCACGGGCGCAAAGCGCAAGCCCTTCAACGCTCCGGCCAGCAACGCGCAACGCGCCGCCTCGATCGCCGCCTCCTGGGCCGACGAAGCCGTGCGCGCCGCTCGCTCTTCCCGCATTCACATCAGCGTGAACGGCCAGGAATTCAAGTCCGTAGGCGCGGCCTTCCGCACCCTGCGTCTCCCGCTCGCCAAGCACATCGCGTTCCGCGCCAGCCTGCGCGCGGCGGGCTCAGCCACCTTCGAGCATGACGGCAAGAAGTTCAACTTCGTCGTGACCAGCATCGATGACTGAGCTCATCAGAACCCTTTCCGCACTCCCTTCCGCCTCCAGGGCGGAACTGGAGGCGGTGATCAAAGAATTTGCTGGGGGCCGCGCCGAGCCCAGTGAATCAGACGATGTGCTGCGAGTGCGCGCATCGATGGCGCTGCTGTCCGCTGCGGATGCCACAGGACATCTGGGCGTCAACAAGGGGGAGCGTCCGCTGCCCCACACCTTAAAGGAACTATCCATCATGGCCAAAAACAAACAATCCGACTATCCCGAAGGCACGGTCGCCGCCGAGCTGAGCACCAAGCGCACCAAAAAGCCCATCACTCCGCCCACGCCCGTTTCCCGCAAGCGCATGGTGCGTGTGCGCGCCACCGGCGCAGGCACCAGCAAGCTCCAGGAAGGCTCCATCCGCGCCGCCGTCCTGGCCAAAGTTCCGTCCCGCAAAACTGGCATCCTGGTCGAGGAACTGGACGCCGCATGCGGTGTGATGACCCGCCCCCACCTGCTGAAGCTGCTGGAAAAGGGGCACGTCGAGATCGTGGAATGAAACCCCCGATCATCATCGGCGCGGGACTGGCCGGTCTCGTGGCCGCGCACGCCTGGCCGCAAGCCACCGTCCTGGAGCGGGCCACCGGCCCCTCCCCGCAGCACCGGGCGCTGTTGCGGTTCCGCTCCGACGCCGTCGCCCGCCTGACCGGCATGGAGTTCCGGCGCGTGCTGGTGCGCAAAGGTCTTTGGTCGGACGGGGCATACCGTGCCCCCGACATCCGGCTCGCAAACCTATACGCTCAAAAAGTGTTAGGCGAGGCAGGGCTGGGCGCGGCGCGTTCGGTCTGGGACCTAGCGCCAGTGGAGCGGTTCACCGCGCCCGAGGACTTCTACAGCCAGATGGTCGAGGCGGTGGGGCCGCGCATCCAGTGGGGCATCTCCGCCAAGCCTTCCGTGATTCACGACCCAATCGTGTCCACCGCTCCGTTGCCTGTCACGCTGGCGGATTGCGGGGTAAATTTCCCCGAGGGCACATTTGTGCGCGCCCCCATCACGGTGGAGCGGTGGCGGGTGCGCGGGGCCGACCTCTACCAGACGGTATACTTCCCGGATTTGGACACGCGCCTTTATCGGGCGTCCATCACCGGGTCGGTGCTGATTCTGGAATGTGCCGGGCAGTCCCCGGACGCGGCGGACATCGACCTGGTGCTGCGGGCCTTCGGGCTGTTCGCGCCAGCGGTGGACCTTGAAGAGCGGGTGGAGCAGCGCTTCGGCAAGATTGCGGAAATTGACTCAGCGCTGCGCAAGAACCTGTTGTTCAAGCTCACCCACGAGCACGACATCTACTCCTTGGGCCGGTTCGCCACATGGCGCAACGTGCTGCTGGACGATGTGGTGCACGACATCGACGTGATCAAGCGTCTGATGCGTTCAGGGGCAAAGTATGATTTGAAGCGTGCGGCGGCCTAGCGCAGTTTGGCAAACCACCGCTCGTGCCGCCGCACGAGCGAGAATTACTCTCAGGCAGTACCACTCAGAAAGGAAAATGAATCATGAAAGTCACACTCATCAGTCACACGCCCGACGCGGCTGAGCTGCTCATCTTCACCAAGAACACACGGCTCCAAATGACGCCGGGGGCGCTGGAGGAAATCAAGGCCTGGCCCGAGGAGCGCAAGCTCCAGGAGCTGACCTACATGGCCAACACAATTCCCAGCAGCTGGGAGTTTGTGGACTATGTGTTCGCGGTCGAAGGCGTCAGCCGCGCCTACACCCACCAGCAGGTGCGCACCCGCACCGCATCCTATGCCCAGCAGTCAATGCGCGTTGTGAAGATGGAGCGCTTCGGGTTCGTGTGGCCGAGCCGCATCCATCCGCACTCCGAAGCCTACTCCGTCATGCGCAGCGTCGTGGACGTCATCCAGGCGGGTTACGACAGGCTCGTGGGCGCAGGCGTCGCCCCCGAGGATGCCCGCGCCATCCTGCCGACCAACATCTCCACCAACATCGTCTGCAAGTTCAATCTCCGCACCCTGGCTGAGCTGGCACGCAGCCGGGCCGGAGGCCGCACGCAAGGCGAATACCGGGACGTGGTCGTCGCCATGATCGAAGCGGTTGTGGCTGTACACCCGTGGGCAGAGGTGTTCCTGGCGCCCAAGGGCCGCAACTACTTCGACGAGATCGAAGCGTTCGCGGAAGCCGAGTTCGGCGGCGACCTGATCAAAAAGGGCCAGCTGCTGAAGATCGTCGACCACATGCGCAAGGAGGCTTGACATGGGACAGCTCGAACAAGCGCTGAACTGGGTGCGCAATGCACGCGGCGGCGCGACGGTGGAGAGTCTCCGGGACGACTATGCGCCGATCGGAGACCAACTCTTGGACGACATGCTGAAGTACGAATTTGTCGAAGTTGACGCCGATCAATTCATCACGCTGACCGCTGCGGGCGAGCTGCGGCTGAAAAGGGGAGCGCAATGATCACAATTCTAGATCTGGACAATTGCATCAGCGATGACGCCTGGCGCATCCCGACCATCGACTGGGAGCAGCAAGACCTGGACGTGCGTTATCTGCAGTACCACGCGCTCAGCGCGTTCGACGCCGTCGGCAACAGGGAACTGTTCGCAGGGTTGGAGCCGCTCAGCTGCCTCATCTTAACGGCGCGGCCCATCCACCTTTTCCTGCAGACGGTCGAATGGCTGCGGCGGGCGGAAGTGCCGGTGTTGGGATTGATGATGCGGCCCTCGGGCGATCACACTCCCAGCGCCAAAATGAAGTTGTCGATGCTGAGCGTCGCGATGGACCAGTTGAAAATCGGCATCGAGGACATCGGGGCCGCGTATGACGACCGGCAAGATATCGTGGACATGTACCGCTCGCTGGGCATCCCCGCCGAGCGGCGCTTCATCCACACCCTCGAAGCGCATCTGCCCCCGGCGGACGTGCGCATGAAAATGAACTGAGGAGACTCTCATGTCTGAAAACGAATCACTCCTGGCCGACATCCGCGCAGCGCACGGCCCGCTGGCCGCAATGGTGGTGGACAAGACCGCGTGCCTGGCGCTGGTTTCGGCGCTGGTGCTCGCCGAGCAGGAAACCTTCGGCCCCGGCCTGGCGGCGGAGGTGCAGCTCATCACCCAACAGGCCTCTGGGATGATTTTGGACTTGGCGCGTGAACTGTCTAAAGACCCCTGGCTCACGCGACAGAATGTGGCTGATGCTGCCGCCGAGATCATGATGAAGACGCTGTTCAAGATGCGCGCTGAACACGTCCGCGCAACGCATGCCGCACCGGAGACGCCGCAATGAGCACGATCCTGCCGCCACTCACAGCCGATCAGGTGCTGCACGATGCCGCCAACACTTATGCCGAGCGCAATGCGGTCTACGGCAGCAACTACCGCATGGTCGGGCCGATCATGCGTGTGCTGTTCCCGCAAGGCGTCCCGGCTGAACTGCTGGGCTCCGACCAGTTTCACCTGTTCGAGCTGGCCGTGGTGAAGCTCAGCCGCCTGGCAATTTCCAACCTCACCCACATCGATTCGGCGCGGGACGCAGCGGTGTACTGCGCCATGATCGAAGCCATCATAAGGAACGAAGATGAGTAACATCCAAGCCATTCCGTTCAGCGAGTTTGTCGCCCGCCTCTTGAAACCGGGCGAAGACATCCTCGCCACACTCACCCCGGCGCGGGCCAACGCCTGGCACCTCGCCAGCTGCATCCCGTCCGAGGCGGGCGAGCTGTTCGACGCCGTGAAGCGGGAGGTGATCTACAACAAGGCGCTGGACCGGGCCAACGTGATCGAGGAGCTGGGCGATCTGGAATTCTACATGGAAGGCCTGCGCCAACATTACGGCATCACCCGCCAGCAAACCCTCGACGCCAACCGCTCCAAGCTGGAGAAGCGCTATGCCGGGGTTCACTACTCGGACATGGCTGCACAACTGCGGGCTGACAAGGAGCACGTATGAGCCGCATTCTAATCACGGGCGCGGCCAGCGGCCTGGGCCGGGCCATCGCTGACCAGCTGGCGTTCGACGGACATGAGACAATGCTATTCGATCTCAAGTATGGCACCGATGTCCTGGATCCGGCCGGAACCTGGCCGGGGGCGTGCCCGCCCCTGGACGTGCTCGTCAACTGTGCCGGGGTGAACCGCACCGGCTGGCTGGAGTCCTTCAGCGAGGACGAGTGGGACGCGGTCATGGGTGTGAATGCAAAGGGCATTTTCAAGATGGCCCAGTGGGCGCTGCCCGAGCTGGCGCGTTCGCACGGCACGGTGCTGAACATCGTCTCCAACGCTTCACACATGCCGATGACGACTTCCTTGGCCTACAACGCCAGCAAGGGCGCGGCCCACATCATGACGCTGCAGCTGGCGCGTGAGCTCACAAAGAAGTATGGCATCACGGTCTTCGGCATCAGCCCCAACAAACTCGCCGGCACCGGCATGAGCCACGACATTGAAGACCAGGTCGTGGCCAACCGGGGCTGGACGCGGGAATATGCGCGCCAATACCAGCTCAACGCGCTGATCACGGGCGAGGAAACCGACCCCGTCGAGCTGGCCAAATTTATCCAGTACCTTTTGAAAACCAAGGCGCACCACAAGTTTCTCAGTGGCTGCGTTCTGCCTTATGGAGCGTGAAATGAAATTCCAGATTGAACAAATTGCTCTTTGCCCGAGCGACATCGCGGGGGCGCGTGAGCTGCTGACGATGCTGGGGCTGAAGACCTGGACCGACGACATCGCCGTCGCGGCGGGCCACGTTCACAACGACGCCGTCGTCAACACCGCCGAGCTCAGCTTCAACTATGAAGCCGCGCCCGACGCGGTGGAGCTGGAAGTGCTGCACTACACCGACGGGGGCAACTGGATGACGGGCCGCACGCCTTGCGTCAGCCACCTGGGCATGCACGTCAGCGAGGAGGAGCTGGTGCACTGGCGGGGCATCATGGCCGACATGGAAATCCCCGTCGCGCAGGAGGTGGTGACCAAAAGTCACACCAACCCGCACATCTCCAACTCCCGGCGCTACCACTACGTGATCTTCGCCACGCACAAGCTGATCGGGGTGGACTTGAAGTTCATTGTGCGCATGCCGTTGGCGACGGAGGACGACTGATGGAACCGATCCTGGTCTTCGACACTGAGACGACCGGGTTGCTCCCCCACCCGTCCGCCCCGCTCGCTGAGCACCCACACATCATCGAATTCGGTGCCGTGCTCATGAGCGCTAAGTCGGGGAAGGTGGAGGAGGAGATCTCCATCCTTATCAATCCAGGCGTCCCCATCACGGAAGAGATCACACGCATCACCGGCTTGACCGACAATGACGTGCGCGACGCGGGCCGGTTTGTGGACGTATTGCCGCAACTGGAACGTGTGTTCGCGGCGGCGGGCACGGTGGTGGCGCACAACCTGCCGTTCGACCGAGGCATGATCCGCGCTGAGCTGCGGCGTCAGGAGTTGGTGGAGTTTCCCTGGCCCGGCAAGGAGGTGTGCACTGTGGGCCTTTACCGCGAGATCTGGGGCCGCAATCCGCGCCTGATTGAGCTGTACGAATACATCATGGAGAAGCCCCTGGCACAGACCCACCGAGCGCTGGACGATGTGATGGCTCTGGTGGACATCATCCAACACGAAAAGCTGTGGCGTGACGTGTTGCGCCCATAAGGAGAACAGTGTGGCCAAGAAGATTGAACCGCTGCCGCAGCTGCGTGTGCGCACGGAATTTTCGTTCCGCAGCACATTCGCCCCGATCGACCGGGTGGCCGCCCGCATCGCCGCGCTGAGTGCGCCCGCTGCGGGCATCGTGGACGGGGGCACCTGGGGGCATGTCCGCTGGGCCAAGGCCGCTGAAAAGGCCGGTTGGCGCCCAATGTTCGGCACTGAGCTCACGCTGCGCGACGCGGCTGGTCTGCGGCCCACGGCATGGGCCTTGGCGCGGGAGACGCGGGGATTTTACCGCTTCAGCACCGAAGCACGCGTCGAGGGGGCGGACTTGCACCGGCTGTTCGCCGAGCACCGTGAATCCCTGGTGCGGTTCGCCGGGACGGCCCTGACAGACCCGGACGAATTTGACTACATCGACATCAACCCCGCCAGCGCCCTGAGCACGCGGCGGGCACTGGCCCTGGCCGAGAAAACGGGCAAGCCGCTCGTCATCACCTCAGACAATTGGTATGCCGCGCCCGAGGATTACGCCGCCTTCATGGTGATTGCGCGCAACGAGCGGGTGACGCCACAATACATCCTCAGCCTGGAGGAACTGCGTGCGGCGCTGCCGCAGCTGAGCGCCAGGGAGTTCAAGGAGGCTTGCGCCAACACACGCGCCGCCGCCGCGTTGACCGCCAGCACGCTGCCCCGCGCCCCCATCATCCATGTGGAAAACGCAAACTTGCGCGCTCTGGCGGAAGCGGGCCGGGCGCAGCGCTTGAGCTCTGGCCAGCTGGAGGCCTGGCCACCGGAGTATCAGGAGCGCTTCGAGCATGAGCTGGAGATCATCCACGAAAAGGACTTCGAGAGCTACTTTGTGGTGGTCACTGATTTGGTTCAGTGGGCCAAGCAACACATGCTCGTCGGGCCGGGCCGGGGGTCTTCCGCCGGGTCGCTGGTGTGTTACTGTCTGGGCATCACCGAGGTGGACCCGATCCCCAACGGGCTGATCTTCGAGCGCTTCATCGACACCACCCGTTCCGACCTGCCCGACATCGACATCGACTTCTCTGACAAAAAGCGGGACATGGTATTCACGTACCTGGGCGAGAAGTACGGGGCGGAATGCGTGGCGCGCATCGGCAACATCAACCGTCTGGCCCCGCGCAGCGCTCTGGCCGCCGTGTGCAAGGAGATGCGTGTGCCGGACAAGGACAGGTTCGACCTGGTGAATGTGCTCATCGAATATTCGTCGGGCGACGCCCGCTATGGACACACGCTGGAGGACACCCTGACTCAAACCGAAACGGGCAAGCGCTTCGCCGCCCGGTTCCCGGAGACGATGATCGTGCGGGAGGTGGAAGCTCACGCCTCACACACCGGCGTCCACGCGGCGGGCGTCATCGTTTGCAATGTGCCGGTGCTGGAGTACTGCACCATCGGGCCGGACGGCGTCGCCCAGGTGGATAAGCCCGACACCGAGTACTTGAACTTGCTGAAGATCGACGCGCTGGGCTTGCGCACGCTGGGGGTGATTGAGGACGCGGGCGTGATCGATGCGCGCCACCTGTACGACCTAAAGCTGAACGACCCCGAGGTGCTGCGCATCTTCGACGAAAAGAAATTCTGCGGCGTGTTTCAGTTTGAAGGCCACGCCCAGCGCTCCGTCGCCGCGCAGGTGCCCGCCACGGACTTCCGCACCCTGGACCACGTGACCGCCCTCGCCCGGCCCGGCCCGTTGGGCGGGGGCGCAACCAACAAGTACATCGACCGTCACGCCGGGCGCGAGCCCGTGACGTACCTCCATCCCGCGCTGGAGCCAATTTTGGCGGACACGTATGGAGTGGTGCTCTACCAGGAGCAGGTGATGCAGATCGTGCGCGAGATCGGCAAGTTCTCCTGGGCCGACACCTCTGCCATCCGCAAAGCCATGAGCGGGCGCAAGGGCAAGGAGTACTTCGACCGGCGCGGTGAAGAGTTCGTGAAGGGTGCCGCGCAGGAGGGCATCGACTCTGAACTGGCCCTGGCCATCTGGAACGAAATCTGCGCATTCGGCGCTTGGGGCATGAACCGGGCTCACACGTGCGCCTACGCCACCATCAGTTACTGGTGCGCCTGGATGAAGCGTTACCACCCGCTGGAGTACGCTGCGGCATGCTTGCGTTCCGCCAAGGATGACGAACAGACGCTGGAGTTGCTGCGTGAGCTGGTTTCTGAAGGGGTCGAGTACGTCCCGTTCGACATCGACCACTCACAGGCCACCTGGTCCTCCTACGGCACATACGGCCAGGACGGGCGCATCCTCGGGGGCTTCCAGAACCTGGTCGGGTTCGGCCCGGTGAAAGCCCACGCCGCGCTCGCCGCCAGGGAGACCCCGGAAGGCATCCCGCCCAAGATGCGCGCCACCATCGAAGCCGCCAAGGTCAAGTTCTCTGAGCTTTACCCGATGCACCGAGACTGGGGCCACATCTATCGTGACCCGGTGACCAATGCGGGGTGCCGCCCTGGCAGCTTTGTTTCTGAGGTGCGAGATTTGCCGGCCTCTGGTGACGTGCTGCTGATCGGGCGTCTGGTGAAGAAAGAGCTGCGGGACGAAAATGAAACTGTGCGCGTGAAGCGGCGCGACGGCCGACTCATGAAGGGACCGACGCTGTTCGCAGACCTGTTTGTCTCGGACGATTCCGGTGGCCCGGTGACAGCCCGCATCGACCGCAGGAGCTTCGAGCCGCTGGGGCGCAAGGCGATCGAGCACCTCACAGTGGACGAGGATGTGTTGCTCATACGCGGGCGGCGCGTCCCCAACTTCAACATGGTCAAGGTGGAGCGGTTGCGCTGCCTGACCGCCCCGGAGAAACTGACATGAGACTGCCTGAGCAGCGGTTCTGGGACCGCGTGAAGCGTGCCCTCTCCCCGCACTTTCATCTGGAGCGCATCGAGAACCTGGTGGCCGTCGGCAGGCCAGACATCGACGTGCTGTCTCCCAACGGGCGGTTCACCCCGGTGGAGCTCAAAGCGGTGACAGGCCTGCCCGCCCGCGCCAGCACCCGCGTCCTGGGCCGGGCCGGGCTGAGCCAGGATCAGAAAAACTGGCACATGGCCTGGCGGCAAGCGGGCGGGCGCAGCGCCATCCTGCTGGGCATCGGCGGGAATCAGCAGCTGCTGATTCCGGGCCGGTATTACGATTCGATCAATGAGCTTTCGTACGCCGCACTCTTGCTGGCGGCGGAGGCGCAGACGTGGCCGGACATAATCCGAGTTTTGAATGATGGGTGGAAGGAATGAAAACCAAGCCGATGAATCACCAGAAGGTCGCGCTCAAGCGCCTGGAGGGCCGCGAGTCCTACGCTCTGTTCATGGAGCAGGGCACGGGCAAGACCTGGGTGCTCCTGGCCGATGCAGAACGGCTCTATGCTGAGGGCCGGATCGAGGGGCTGTTCGTCGTTGCGCCCAAAGGCGTGCACACCAACTGGGTGAATCGCGAGATTCCAACCCACATGACTGGCAACATCGTGGCCCGCGCCTGGCGCAAGGGCAGCGCCAAGGCCCAGCGCCAGGTCGAAGATCTGTTTAAACCACGTGAGGAAGGCTCAACCATCCCACTGAGGGTATTCTCCATCAACTACGAAGCGCTCCTGACCAAGGACGGCTGGGAGGCGGCGCGGCGGTTCCTGCACTGTGTCCGTGGCGTGATGGGGGTGGTGGACGAATCCCAACGCATCAAGAACCCCACCGCCAAGCGCACGCTCCAGCTCATGCGGTTGCGCCCTTTGATGAATTATGCTCGCATCGCCAGCGGCACCCCCATCAACCAATCCCCCGTGGACGCCTTCTCGCAGATGGAATTTCTGGAAAGCGGTCTGCTGGGCACGACCAGTTACCGGGCATTCGTGGCGGAGTACTCTGAGCTGTTGCCCCCGACCTCCAAGCTCATCATCGAAATCGCCAAGCGCAACCCCAAGGCGATGCACGCGCAGATCGTCGCCAAGGACTCCCACGGTCGACCCAAGTGGCGCAACATCGACAAGCTCCAGGCGTTGCTCGCACCGCACTCGTACCGTGTGCTCAAGCGTGACTGCCTCGACCTGCCAGAGAAAATCTACAAGGTTCATCCGTTCGAACTCACGCAGCGCCAGCGGGCCATTTACGACAGGCTTCACAAAGAGCTGCGCATCGTGATCGAGGACGTTGATCACCCGGTGCAGCGCCTGGCGGCGATCATGAAGCTGCAGCAACTCACCAGTGGATTCGTCATGCCGCCAGGCCAGCCCGGTGCGGAGCCTGTGTATGTGGTGGAAAAGAACGCCCGGCTGGAGGCGTTCGTGGACCTGCTGGACGATGTGGACGGGCAGTTCATTGTCTGGGCGCGGTTCCGTGAAGAGCTGGCCGCGATCGAGCGGGCCTTGTCCAAGCTGAAGATCACCTCTGTCTCATATCACGGAGGTGTGAGCGCCGCAGCGCGGGAAGTTGCCGTGGACGATTTTCAATCTGGCCGGGCGCGTGTGTTCATCGGCCAGGCGCAAGCGGGCGGCGCAGGCCTGACCCTGACCGCAGCGGAAACCGTCATTTACTACAGCAATGACTTCAACCGCGAAACCCGCGCTCAGAGCGAGGACCGTGCCCACCGCATCGGCACCAAGAGCAATGTGCTTTACATCGACCTCGTGGCCGAAGGAACCATCGATGAACACATCGCAGAAGCGCTGCAAAGCAAGTCTGATCTCGCCGCAGAAATCTTGGGCGACGCCCGGCCCCGGAAAGAGAGGATAATACCGTGAGCATCTTTAGAAAGGAGAACTGTATGTCCAGAGTATTTGTCCCCCAAGTGCCGTCGCGCTTCGATGTGAGCGTTCAGCTTTGGGTTCCGACGGTGAACCTTTCCCCGGCTGAGCAGTACGGGGAGGTGATCATCATGCTGCCGCCGGACGCGGCCCGCCTGCACGTGGCACCGCTGGTGACGGCGATGCGCGAACGCATGGCGGACTTCACCGAGCAAGACTACATTGTTGCGGTCGGCGATCCTTCGCTGATCGCTGCCGCTGCCGTAATCGCAACGCACAAAGCGCACGGCAAACTGCGCATCCTGAAATGGGACAGGATGCGTGCACAGTACATTCCCGTGGAGATGGAACTATGATTGAGAACGAAGAGCTGGCCCCGGCCACCGAAGAGAAGTCCCTGAAGCGGGTCGTGTCGATGGCCACGCTGATGGTACAACAAGCCGAAGCCGTGAAGCGCCTGGAAGCCACACTGAAGGACGCCAAGGCCGAGCTGCTGCGCATGGAGCGGGAAGACTTGCCCGAGCTGATGCGCGAGATCGGGCTGAGCTCAGTGAAGCTGGCCGACGGCTCCACTGTGGAGGTGGTGGAGGACGTGGAATGCGCCATCTCGGAGGAGCGCCGCCCCGCAGCGCACGCCTGGCTCACGGAGCACGGCTTCGGCGGACTGATCAAGACCCAAGTCATCACCGCGTTCGATCGCGGCGAGCTGGAAACCGCTGTTGAATACGCCGCGCGGGCCAGCGCGGCCTTCCCGGATCATCCGGCGCTCGTGAAGGACACCGTCCACCCGGCCACACTGAAGTCGTTCGTGAAGGAACAGATCGCCGCTGGCGCGGCCCTGCCTTATGAACTGTTCGGTGTTCACCCATTTTCCAGGGCCAAGTACCGCAGCTGATTTCACGCCGCCCGGCGCGTGTAATCGTCGGGCAAAATCCAAACCCCCATCAAACTTGGAGTACATCATGGCAACAAAAAAGACCACCGCTGTGAAGAACAGCGAACCCCCGAAGACCACCGCCGTTTCCACCGCGCTCGATTTCTCGGCAGACGCCGGGCGCGGGATGGAAGGGGCCACGCAGGAGTCGTTCGCGATTCCGTTTCTGATGACGTTGCAAAAGGGCTCGCCGCAAGTGGACGAAGCGTCCGGCGTCGCGATTGACGGGGCCAAAGCGGGCATGCTCTACGACAACATCTCAGGCCAACTGTTCGACGGCAAGGAAGGCGTCCGGATTGTGCCTTGCGCGTACCGCCGCGTCTTCATCCGCTGGGGCAGTGAGGCCAGCGGCGAGGGCTTCAAGGGCGAGATCGACCCCGAAGTCGTCGCCGAGATGCGCCACAAAGGCGAAGTGAAGGAGCTGGACAACCGGCTCTACTTCCCGCTGGAGGACGGCACGGTGAATGAGAAGAAGTGCGACCGCCTGAGCGACACGCGCAACCACTACATCCTCATCATCGACGAAGCCACAGGCTTTTGGCGTGAAGCGCTGCTCAGCCTGAGCTCCACCCAAATCAAGAAGTCCAAGATGCTGATGAGTGCTTTGGCCGGGGTGAAGGTTCAGTCTGCCAACGGCATGTACACGCCTCCGACCTTCGCCAACGTGGTGCACGTCACAACCATCCCCGAATCGAACGATAAGGGTACGTGGTACGGGGTGCGCTTCCAGCTCGACGGGCACGTGAAGCGCAGCGAGATCTACGCCGCAGCCAAGGCATTCCATGGCAAGGTCGCCAAGGGCGTCGTGGAAGCCAAGTATGAAGAGGCTCATCCGGCGGACGGCAGCGACGCCTCCAACGGTTTCTAACTGAACAGCCGGAGTCTCCTCCGCTCGAACGGCGCTGAATAGTGATTCAGCTCAGCCCGGTGGCCAGCAGCCGGGATGCTTGCTTTTTGATTTTGGATGGACCATAATTGAGTCGTGACAATTGTGGTCCATCCAACCAACAGAAAGGAGAACTGAATGTCCAAGAGCATCCAACGGCGCATCGATGAGCAGACAGCCGCTTACGAGCAGCTGTTGCGGCTCGACGCCTGGACCATGGAGCAGGCCGACAACACGCTGCGCAAGGGCCGGTTGGCGCTCACGCAGATGGCTGGGCTGGCCCGCGCCATCCTCAACGTCCAGGAGGAAAGGAGAAAGAATCGTGAGCAAGACTGAGCTCGTCGGGATTTGGGTTCTGCTGGCGATTGCCCTGGCTGTGCTGTTCGGCACGGGCCGCGAAGGTGACCCGGACCAGATGGAGAAGTGTTACATGGTCGCCATCAATGAGGCAGACGCTGCACGCGGCCTCCCGCCAGAGAAACGCGCCGGGTGGCCCCGCGCCACCTTCGACAATTTGTCCTGCCCACAGGACAAACAACACAAGGAGTGAATCATGGGATACTACAACGAACGGGCCGAGGGCCGCTGGGACCGCACCATCGATCGCGTGCTGCTGGGCGCGGGTGCGGTGTTGTGGCTGGCGATGGTGTTGTTTTGAACCACACCGTCACGCCAATCGGCTGGTGCTGCCTGGAATGGGATCAGCGCCAGCACATGGCTTCAATCACAAAGCCGTGCATAGATCGCGGCGTCCGCCTCAATGTACCGCAAGGGGCGGATCGGGGTGGCGTCAATTTCGGCGTCCGAGTGCCAGGCGAACGGGCGCTGAGCCACCGTGCAGTAATTACCGACCGTCGCGCATCCGCTGCTTAGCCCGATCACGGACAGCACGATCGTCCATCGCGTCCACTTCAGCAACCACATCGTCTTTCTCCTTCACGCTCTTCAGCGCGTCGTGCGCGGCGTCTAGCGCGGCGTCCTGCTTGCCTGAGCGCCGCCCCGTCCAGTAAATGCCAAGCGCCGCCGCCAGCGCCGCCGCAATGATCGCCACCCAGACCTGAATCTTGCCCCAAAGTGCAGCCAGCATATTAGGCTCCTATCAGCGGGATCACAGCCCCGAACGTCCACACGCTGCTCGCCCCTGGGAAATTGTAGTTCAGCGTCGCGCTCACCGCAGCATTCACGATCTTGTAGAACACCGTGTACCCCGTCCCCGCGTGATCCTGGACGAACGCTGCGTCGTCCAGCGCTGGCAGGTGCGTGTCGCCGTCCGCATCGAACATCGCGAACAGGATCGCTTTACCGCCCGCGCTGTAAGAGATGGCGCGGTTCGTCGCGCCACTGAAGAAGTTTCCATCGTCGTGCGTAGCCACCGTTCCGACCGATGCCGCCCCGGCCCTGAACACGAGCACGCCCACCCACCCCGACGTGCCGATCTGGTACCACAGGCCGGTGTATGTGTTGGTGCCGGTGGCCTTGGCCGTGGCGCAGCGCAACTGCAGTCGGTTGCGGCGGGTGGAAATGTTCGTCAGTGCCGAGTAACTGTTGCCTTGCGAGTCCGAGATCTGGTTAATGTGTGTGGAAGAGTTTCCATTGCCGATCAGCACCAGCAAGTCGCCCGCCTGCACCGTCACCGGCATGGACAGATTTGAGGTGGAGAGCGCCGTCCAGGTGCTGGAAACGTGCTCGATCCAGTCGGAGGGGGCTTCCGTAGGCCAAATTTTTGTTGAACCCACGTATATGCCACTAACTGGCGTCGACCCAACGAATACCCCGCCGATTTCGGCCCCTCCAACGCTCAGGCTCATGATGTCACCAGGTAGATCGTGTCCGCGTCGGGCGAACCGGGCAAGGCGCTGACCACCGCGATGCGCTTGGCCCCGGCCACCACGGCCAGGTTGACATACTCGCTGGTGCCGGTGCCCAGCGCGGCGGTCTTGTCGTCGGTGACCAGGTAGGGTTCGCCCGCCGCCAGTGTGCCAGCGGTGCGGCCAGCGTCCACCTGGGCGCGGGTGCCACGCTTCAGGAGGATCTTAGCCATATCAGAACGTGCCCCCATCCACCGTCGCCACGGCCAGCGTAACGAACCCGTTGCCAGAGTCCTTGGTCCAGCTCAGGGAACTGTTCATGCGCAGGACGCCGTCCGTGCCGTCCGTGCCCCAGATGTAACCACTGGTGCCCCCGGCGATCACCGCCACCTTCTCGTCGGTCGTGCCAGCCGGAATGTTCAGTGCAGCCTTGAAGTCGGCGAAGGTGATTTTCTTGACCTTCTGGCCGGAGACTTCCGAGGCGTCGAAAAGCATCAGCAAGTCCGCCGCACCGTCCACCGCAGGCATGGTGCTGAGGGCGTCCACGGCGGGGACGACCGGGATCTTTGTGGTGGCATCGGTGGCGATGTGCATCGTGCCCAGGTCGGTGGTGACCATGGGCTCGCCCGTCAGCATGCCGGTGGTGGGAAGATTTGCGTAGAGACCGCGCTTGAGTTGAATGCGTGCCATTTCTGGACTCCTTAGTTGAAAGTGCCGCCGTCAATCGGCGTCGGTATGCCCCAACCAACGTCGCCGTCGGTCGAAGATTTTTTCGTCAGAGCGTTGCCCGCCGCGCCGCCAGCCGGGAAGCTCGCAGCGCCGTCACGGCCCTGGATGCCAGGCACCTGAACCTCAACTACCGCGATGGCGTGCTGCATCACGGTGATGGTCAGGCGCGGCGGGATGTGGACTTCAATTATCATAGCGCGTCACCCTCGGGATCAGCAGCACGCGCCCCATGAGCACCTTCACCGGCTCTCCGTTGGGCTGGATCAGGAACAGGTCATACGGCCAGGAGTGCTGCTTGTTGTCGGTGGAGAGTGCATTGATCGGGGTGTCGTCCACGGCGAACGTCAGCGTGCCTGCGGGGCCATCGATCACCAGCTCGCCGCCCGCCGTCGACCATTCGAACACGAACTCTTCATCCGTGATTTTAACCCGAGCTTGCATACGGGCGTTATACCCGGTCAGGTCTTGCACCGTGCCGGTGGAATCCTTGAAGAGCAGCGTGAGGTCGAATGGCTCGCCTTGCAGCACGGTCAGATCATATTCGTCAACCATCGTAATCTCCCATGAATTGAGCGCCGCGCTCCAGCTTTTCTCGCACGCGGGCCGCAGCCTCACGCTTGGTCACGAGGCGGTCTCTGTTGGCGTCCAGCCCGGCGTTTTGCTCATACGCCTTGGCGGGGGCGTCGAACAGGACATAGGAGTCCGGCTTGCCGATGGCGGCGGGGTAAAGGATGGCCATATAAACATCTTCCAGCGTGCGGAGTCGCCCTGCATAAGGCTTGAAGTACGCCAGCACCCAGATCAGCTGCTCCGTCACGCTCATCGCTCGCAGCGCAGCCGTGGTGGTGCCCAGGCCGATCGCCGTCCTAGGCATGAACTGGATCAGGCCGGTGGCCCCCGAGGCCTTGTTCACGATGGCCGGGTCGAATGTCTCGCCGGTCTCGAAGGCGATGCACGCCATCAACCAGTCAACCGGGAAGCCGATCGCCCGCGCCACGCCCGCCACCGCGTTGCGCTCCGGCAGCGTCAGTTTCGCTCCCCACACCATGGAGGGCTTCTTGGCGGACGAGACGGGCGGCGACACCGAGGATGAGGCAGGAGAAGCCGACCCACTGAACAAACGCATCAGGGAGCCTGCTAGTGATTTCAGCAGGGAGGGAAGACCAGACTTGAGCGACGACATTTGGGAACTCCTGTGCGGCGGTGAGAAGAACGATGCCTGCGGCTTGGAACCGCACGGACCAGAAGCGGTGCGCCTGCCGCCACTCCGGAATCGGTTTAAGTTTTGGGATGAGTGTCATCTTGTACTCCATTGGCGAGCATCCGTAGTTGGGTTTCCAGCTCGTTGAGGCGCTGGCGCTGGAGGCTCTCTTCGTGCTCGTCGGCGGCCTTTTGTTTTGCGCGTTCTTCCTGTCGGCGCTTGAAGCGTAGGTTGACGACAGCGGTCACGACGCCTATGGTGAAACCGCCCAAGGCAATCCAATCCAGCGAGTTGATCCAGGCAACGATGCCTGCCACCGTGAGGCTTCCATACGTGACTCCCGTTGCGCCCTTAGCGATCACCGTCGCAGCGACACCGTCTTCCGTAACGCTCATTTGCGCCTCCTTCGCCATGTTATTAAAGCACTGTTATGCCGGTGTCTCCGTCGCACACCAGCACATGCGTCTCTCCGTCTGGAATCGGAACCGTTGTCGCCTGGCCCGGCACCTGCACCGTAACATCGTGTCCAGAGCGATTCAGGAACACCCAAATCTTCGGTTTATTCTGAACAACTATCCATGCGTTGCTGGGCGCGTTCTTGGCGATGATGATGGCGTTGGTGCTGTCGCCGCCGGGCAGCTCGATCGTGTCACTGCTGCCGAAGTCAACGATGTGCAGCCCGGCAATCGCCCGGTCCAAAACCACCAGCGCCTCATTCACCGTGACGTGTGCTTGATTGACGCCAGGTTCCAGTTGGGTGATGCCGAGATTGGGAGTCAAGGTAGCCATTTCATATCCTCAAATTGTGGAACGATTTTCCACGCCATAACCATAATAGGGCGAGTACTGCGCCACACCGACATTGGCCGCGTCCAGCAGGAAGCCGAAGTCCGCAATCTGCTGCGCCGCGCTGTACTCATAAGTCGTCGCGTCGGTGAGCACGAACTCATGCCGCACCTCGCTCCAATCCCCCGAGTACACGCGCAGCCGGTTCAGCTGCGGCGAATAGTCAGGAATCGACTCACCGATATTCGGCAGCTCCTCCATGCGGCGGATCGACACGCGGAAGCTGATGCTCATGTCCCCAGCGCTATTGCGCGTCGCCTTCAGGTACTCGGGGCGGCGAGGCCGAGCCGACATCATCTGCGGCGCATACGTCAGCAGCGTCGGCAAGTCTGAGCCCATCGGCGTCAGTCGGAAATTCATCGGCACGCCACGGTTGGCGAGTTGCATCGGCACGAACGTCATTTGCGAGGCCACAGCGAACACATCGTTCACCTCGTGGTCATACATGAATTCCTCCGTGCCGCGCCGCCCGCGCAGCAGGTACGTCAGGTGATACGTCCCGCCCCCGAGCGCCACAACGTCGCGGGCCTGGATGATCTCCCGCCCGACCACGAACGCGTTCGCACCGGAAAGCAATTGGGTGTCGGTCACTGACTGCAGCGTGCCCGAGTAAAGCTGCACATACACGTCAGAGACCTGATCCCAGCGCAGCACGCCAATTTCCGCCGGGGGCGGTTCCAGTTTGGTATAGGCGTAGCCCATCGTGATCGGCACGCTCGTCGCCGCAATCTCACGCCAGCCGCCTTCGCCGGTGCCGTCCGTGCTGACTTCCAGCCGCGCCCCGCGCCAAGCCGTCCCAGTCCCCGTCGCGGCCAGATAGATGCCGGGCTTGTCCACCAGCGCTGGCAGCAGTGCGGGAAAGTCCATGAGCGCCGCGTAAGTCGTGCCGAAGTCGGGTAAGCCTTGGCCGGGGAAATAACCCGAATCGCCCGTCGCGGGCAAATCGTTCACATTGGGGTCGTATGACTCGCCTTCGCAGCGCAGCACAAGGTTCGCGCCGATCGTCACCTGCGTCAGGCGCAGCACGTGCTCCCGCCCATTGTACTCCACCGTCACCACGTCACCAGGCGTCAAGTACAGGTACTGCCTGGGCAGCGAGAATGGTCCATATTTGCGCTGCGCCGCCCAGGCCCGATAGAGCAGCGTCTGGGTGGCCGTCGCGGCCTGGGACGGCGTCAGCGACGCCTCCAGCGTGAGATTGATCGCCTGGGAGGAAAGGCCCGTCTTGCGGAATGCCCGCTGAGTGGAGATCTGATTGTTGCGGGTCGAATCGAAATACTTCAGCGAGATCGTGCGCGGCATGTCCTCGTCACGCGTGACCTTGATCGGGAAGATGTTATTTGAGCCGTCGAAGACCAAATCTTCCTCGGGGATCGTCACAACGCTTTGCAACCCCTCGATAGGCCCGAACTCATATGCGTCACCAACGAACCGGCCCTGGATGCCGAAGGCGGTCAGGTAGGGCTCCACGAGCGAGCCAGCCGCGCCGTCACGGATGATTGCCCCGGCCACCTCTGCGTTCACAGCGGCAGAGTGGATAAAGCCCACCGGGATGCCCGCCTCACTAGCCACCAAGTTGATCACGTCCCGCACGGAAGCATTGCCGCCGCCCGCTGCGCTGGAAACGATCACCTCGATGTTGGGTGCGGTGCCTCGGGGACACGCCAAGTCCGAAAACCAGAGCGAAGCCCGCCCACGGTATGCCGGGCAGTTGCCAGCGCCCAGGTAGGCTTCCGCGATGGCTGGTGCGGCCTGGCCTGCAGCCCCCGTCAAAAACTCGAACGACCCGCCGCCGGAAACGGAACCAGAATACACCGGGCCGGAGCCGGCAGGCTTTTGCCACACCAACTTTTTGTCAGCAAAAATCGCCAGCAGCTCAGCCTGTTCGTTGTAAGTAATCACACCACCGAAGTCTGCGGTGTAGGAGTAGCTGATGGTTGTGATTTCAGCGCCACCCCCGCCGCCGCCCTTACCGCCGCCGCCCGCGTCTTGCGTGTCGCTGTGGACGTGCTCCTTGATCGGGGCGGTCCAAACAACATTGATCGGCAGGCGGTTCACGCCCAGCGCATAGGGGATGTTCTCGCCATACTTGGAGCCGACCAAGTTAAGATCATTCAAGCGTCCATTGTCGACCGTAAACTTCTGTTCTGTGGCGAAGATGCGTGACAGCGCAAAGTTCGCAACCGCCATTACCGCCGTGGTGATGAGCAGACTAGTCGACATCGTTCCACCTGTATGTATGGGTCAGCCGGTCCAGCCAGTAATGGCCCAACGAACCGCGACGAACGAACTGGCTGGTCGAGACTGCGTGCATGAACTGATTTTCGCCGATATAAACCGCCATGTGCTGCGGGCCGAGCTCAGGCGACATTGTGAACAACAACACGTCCGCCGCCTCCAACTCCGAGCTCGTGACGCGGTGAACCAACCCGGCCTTTTCGATGGTGTCCAGCAGGACGCGCCCTGTCGGGTAGCGACCATAATTGCGGGGCGCGTCCACCACCACGCCCTGGTCCTCCAGCGCGGCGAGCACCAACCCAACACAATCGAATCCGACGGGGCCGCGCCCTTGGTGAAGGAACGGTGCCCCGTCGCGCGCAACAACAAACCGCAGCAGCGCGGCCTTGTCTATCATCACACCCTCCTGATAGTTGGATTCATGAACTCGTCCTGGCCGGGCAAATCCGGCTCGCCATTGAAGTTCAACAAATTGTTAAACTTTGTTGCGCACTGCGAACGACTCCCATCGTAACCTTGTGTGAGCCGAACCCCATCCCCAACAGCTGCGGCCACTGTCATGGGCAGGAACAGCGTTATCACATTGCCCGTCGCGTTCAGTATCTCCGCCTCCAACCCGCCAGCCGCGCCCGTAGTAAAGAAGGCCACCCCGTCATTGTAAGCGCTATTCACCGTCGCGGCCACCCTCAAAACATTTGGCGAGTCTACGGCGGTGATGGTCGTGTTGATCTGGTACGCCGCGAGGTTAAGCGGTTCCCTGGGCGAACCCAACAAAGACCGGCTCGTCGGGGAGGTGACTGCCCCAATGGAATGCGAGAACCCGTAGTTGTACACGTTCACGCTCATCTTGTACCGGCCCATATCATAGCTGAACTCGCCGAAGTACCCTTGCAACAGCACAATCTTCTCCAACGTCGGAGAGTTGTGCACGGCGAGGAACACCTCGACCTCAGCGTAGTTGAACGCCCCGGCGAGCAGCTGGCCTTCATCGATGAGCTCACTGTCGTAAACGCCATTCACATCCACGTTGTCCGCATTCAGGCCCGAGGTGAACTGAACCGCAGAACGCTCCTGTCCGCCGGAGGACGAGTACACCTCACCGTCGTATGAGCTGTCTACGTCCAGATCCACGAGCCGCAGCACCACACCGTCGCGACGGGTGATCTTGGTGTAGGTCGGAATCACCGCCGTCGGGTCTGCCAAAGCATTCAGCAGCGGTTGGCTGAGCGTCCTCATTCTCGCACCTCCAGCAGCTCAATGGAACCGGAATCCAGCAGAAATTCGCCGTTCGATTTGTTGGCCACTTCGGCCGGGAACTTGTCGTTCTTGAACCGCACATGAACGTCGAACTCACCGTTAACCCGCACCTGAGCGCCAACAGCGGGCGGTGTCGGGAACGTCACGATCCCGGTATTCAGGTTGACGGTCGCGGTGTTGCTGAGCACGCCGTTCACAAACACCTGCAGCCCAGCGACGAGCTTGGTGATCTTGCGGATCATCGAATTCGTGCCGACCACATATGCCTTCACAACTTGGAAGTTGACGGTTGCCCCGTCGCCTTGTCCGATGATCAGCCCATCAAGCTTGTAATCAGACCAGTCCTTGTAACGGAACGTGTTGGCCGCGCCCTTGGAAACCATGAACAAGTTGCGCACCGACTCGTAGTCTGATTGCGTTTTGATGCCGACCGAAGCATCGAACTCATACAAGGGCAGCTCCCACAAGCTGTTGCGGAACTCCTTGCCGTTAAGCGCCTGCGCCACAACCGTGTTGAATGCAGGGCCGCCAGCCGAACCGTAAGAAACGCGTTCGGGGAATCGCGTGTCTATGAAACTCATTTCTTCATACCTCCCAATCATTCGGTGCGTCGGGAAGAACTCTTCAATATCCCCGTCGTCCAACTTCCAAAGTCCAATACCGCCGAACCCGCTCACAACAGCCTCTTTCTGAGCCCTGTCCACCGTCATCGGCGTCCCGCCCCAGCATGCAACTGCGCCGTGTCCCCAGCCCATTTCCGTCGAGTCGATGTCGATGCGCGCACCATAGAGCAATGCGCTCTCAATCACCTGGTGGTACGTCATGTAATCAACATCGTCAATGTCTGCGGTGTTGTTCCAGATGTGCCCGAAGGCGCGGCACCCGCAAAATATACGCGGCCAGAACATCGGCGGCACGATAGCGCGAATGCGGTCGTACACCGCAGCCCAAAACCAATCCGGCGCAGCGGGGCCGGGATCGGTGCCAGGGCCGGACTCGGTGTAACTCATGATCTTCAAGCCGTCAACGTACTTCACGATCTCGCCATGGTCACACCAGCCCACCCACCAGTCTGCATCGTAGTCGGTGCCGGTGGGAGCGGGGCTGGTGGCTTGGCAAAGCAGCCCCGCCTCATGGAAGGCGCGTGCCGCCTGCTTCATGAACTCGGTCGCCGCCGCACGATTCTCTGGCGAGACAGATTCCAAGTTGATCGTCACGCCATCCCAACCGTACAGCTGAACCTTTTCCAGCATCAGCGGAACCCATATGTCCGGGTTCTGAACCACATCGTCACCAATGTCGGTGTCGGGGTCGCCGGTGCCCAGGTTGTTGTTGATGATCAGCAGACACTTCACGCCCCGCGCCTGCAGGAAGCCCTTGTCGTCCGCATACGTCACCAGAATCTGCGCCGGGGGATCGGTCGTGGAGGTCGGATCGTCAACCATGTACGTGCGCCCGTCGTTCACCGGGAACTCAACGATCGCAGCCGTGCCCTGGCCCGCCTGCCCATTGAAGGCGAAAGCGTCGAATGCAACATAATCCAACACATTGTAGCGCTTGCGTAATGTGGCATTGCCCAGCGGGTCTGCCTCCAGGGAGACTTGCCAGAACGCTCCACGCGGCGGCACGTCCGGAAAGGCGTAGCCGCTGATGGCTTGCAAATTGTTCAGGCTCACACCCAGCGCCTGGTCGCCATACACCAGCCACCGGCCCATCGCCCACTCGGTCTGGCGCAAATCCGGCTCACGGAACTCGGTGATGGGCACGTTGCGCACGCCCTGGATGGTGTAGGCGGTGTCCAATCCCTGCTCCGTGAAAACGTCTTTCAGCGGCTGGCCGATGTCCTTGAAGCCTTGCACCTCGAAGCCCCCATAGCCCTGCGAATCATACGCCCCGAACGGATACACCAGCTGATCGCTGAGCTGGACGGCTTCCCGAGAAGTCACATAGCCCGCCTCGATGTTCGCGATAGGCCAGCGGCACCGCTGCTCAGCGCCCACCGTAGGCCCGCCATTGATCGGGGCGAGCAGCAGGAACTTGGCCTGCCCAGCGACAATCGTGAACGGCACATCCATGTCCACCGACTTGTTGCGATTCATGCGCCAGATTGCCGCCTGAGCCACATGCGTCCACGGGCCGGAGGAGCTGTCGCTGACGTAGATGTCCAGCGTCATCGGATAACTCCGAGCATTGGCCTCCGCCATGGTGCCCGGATCCACATTGCCGAACGGATCGGCGTCGCCGCCGGGGAACAGCTCGATGGCGGTTGTGTGGATGCGCAAGTACTCGACCTGGATGGTGCTGGGCGAGCTGAGCTGCAACACGGCGTTGATCTTGTTCGGGTTCAGCCAACCGACAGGCACGTAATGCACCTGATAGATCGGGCCGGAATTCGTGCCGGGCGGCATTTCCTCCACAGGGGCGGTCCACACACGCTGCTCAGCCCAATGCGCCCCAAGCCAATCAGTCACGGCGTCGTGGTGCGCAACGCAATCCGCCCGCACATACTCCTGATACTCCTCGATGGTCGCGCTGCGCCCCGTACCGAACCCCAGGATCATGCACGGGATCACCGGCCAGCGGTCGCCCGCCGGATAGTCGATGTACTGCCAATACCTGTCCGGCGCACCTTGCGAGCCAGCCGGGTAAAGGCCGCGTGCATTCGTGACAGCCCGAAATTCAGCGTCGTCCGCTGTGCAAAGTCCATAAATCAAGGCGCAGCCAGTGCCTGCATTCAGGGTGCGGAACTCCAGATCGAAGGCCACGCCCGCCGTCACGCTGAATGCGCTGTCCAGCGTGACAGTGTAGAACTCACGCTCCACCCACTGGCTGCGGGTTTCATAGTCCTTGGGGTGGATGATACCATCGAACACCAATGTGCCGTTGGCGCGAATTTGAACTTCCGCATCATAACCAGAACCGCTGGGCTTGCTCAGCGACATCCACGTGCGGAACAGCGTCACGCTGCCAGAGACCTTCGGAGTGATGTGCAGCGTCGTGACAATCGGCGTCACCCCGTCGTACTGGTCGGTGCCCCAAAGCGGCAAGCCCAACGTGATCCGGTCCACATGCGAGAAGTCCCAATACCAGCGGTCGTCGCCCGTCGCACGGTAAACCACATCACCATCGTCCATCCAGCAAGGCGACTCCAGCACCGGGGCCACATCGATGACGCCTTGCTCCTGCACGATCGTCAGGTGGTGCACGTTGTGCGTGTGACTCATAATCTCCACAAGGCCCGTCTTAACCCAGTCCCGCACCTGCTCCCAACGCTCATAACCGTCCTCCGGATCATACTTCATGAGGCGACGGCTGATGATGGCCAGACCAACCGGCGTGCCGCGTGCAATGAACCACGGCACAATCAGCTCCAGCGAACTGAGGCAGTCGTCCAGCGTGATGCAAGTCACCGGGTGGTCATACGTTTTGAGTCCGTGCAGGTAGTCGCGATAGTCGGAGACCTTGATGATCTCATACCCGGCCCGCTCCAGCGACTCGACGTGCGCATGGATGTCAGAAGCCAACTCACGGAACGTCAGCGCCGTTTCACGGCTCACGACGCAGCCGTGATAGCAAACGCACGTCGGGTACAGGTGGCGCTTCTGGCTGGAGTTGAAGAGCATGGCTCAGCGCCCCATCACCCAGACGTTAGCGGCCTTGCCGACGGCAGCGGCCTGGAACGTCAAGTCAACATACGTATGCACCTCACCGACACCAGTGAGCAGCACCAACGGACTGCTGATGTCCACTTCAGTCGGTGCGCCCACCACCGTGACGAACACGAGCGGTTCGTCCACCGTGAATTGGTCCGGCGGGAACTCCAGCCGGATCGGATCGGTGCCGGCGATCGCCAGGCGCATCGCCAGGGGACGTTGATAGGGAAGCCAAGGATATTTCATACCACACTCGCTCGCCGCGCCGCCTGAGCCATGCGCGATTCAATTTGTCGTTGGGAAGCCTTAAAGTCGTCCACCTGCACCTGGGAGCCGAGCACGAACGTCACATTCACATCGCGTCCACGCGGGCCGCTGGAGGCGGGCACCGTTGCGGCAGGCTCTGCAGAGTAACCTTGATTCAGGCGCGTCAAGAAGCCAACCCCGGCCCGCGCCGTGGCTTCCTTATTCAGCACGAACTCATCTTTGTGAACGAACCCGGCGATTTCGTCCTTCGCACCGGGGCCAGTCCAACCGCCGTCCGCCCAGCCGTTCAGGGAGATCAGCGCACCGATGCCGTCGCCGCCGCCGCCTTGGATCGCGGACGCAACGTCCAGCCCCTGCACCCCACCGAAGAACCCGCCAAACATATTCATCAGCGGTTTCATGATCATCATCTTGACCCACATGCGCGTGAGGTCAGCGACGATGGATTTGGCGAAGTCGGCAAAGTTCAATTTCCCAGTCGTCACAAACTCAACCAGCGAGTCCTCCATGCCCTTGAAAGCATTGGTGAAGAGGTCGTTCGTCATGCCAGCGAAATTGCTGGACTGATCATAGTAGTCTTGAATGGCCTTGCGCGCACCGTTCGTCCAGTCGGCTTCGGCAGCAGCCTTCTCAGCGGCCTTGTCCTGGATGATCTGGATCTGGGCGTCCTCAAACTCACCGAGCATCTGCAGCCTGGCGTCGAACGCAGCTTGAGTCAACTTGGTGGATTCCTTTTGCTGGTCCTCTTCCAGCTTGCGCCGATCCTCAGCATACTTCTGGCGCACATCCAACTCTTCGGCCATCTGTTCCTTCACGCTGTCGCCAACGCCGATGCCGATAATGTCCAGGGACTTTTTGGCGGAGAACACGTCCAACTCATGCTGGTGAGCGGCATAGATGCGGGCGGACTCTGCCGCCTCATCCATCGCTTTCTTGTTCTCCTTGAATGCCACATTCTGATCATACAGCGACAACGCCCGCGTGCGGTCTGCCTCGCTGCCTTTCAGCGTCTCGATGCGGTGGCGCTCAGCCGCCTCCTTGGTCATGCCGAGGGTTTCATTTTCCTCCTGCAGCTTTTTGATCAGCTTCTGCAACTCAGAGAGCTGGCCAGACTTGCTCAGGTCGAGCACCGGGGGCGGCGCGAGCTGGGGTGCATTCGGGGCGCTGGGCGCACGGCCTGCACCAGAGCGGCGAGCATCAGACATCGTGCGCCAGGCATTCGCATAGTGCGCACCATCATACGTCAACAAGTCAGACCAATCCGCATCGGCCTGCGCCAGCGCGTCGTCGCGACTCTTTTGCGCAGCAGCCGCAGCGGCCTTGTTCTTGGCGTCCAGATCTGGGTTGATGAGCTTGACGATTCCGGTGTTGTCCACCGACATCTGCGCTGCAAAATTTTGAACGTCCGCCGTAACTACCTTGAAGCTGCCCGTCACAGCCTTGATGAGCTTGCCAATCATGACGAGCACGTCCACCAGGTGCGCCAAGCCGGAACCGACAATGTCGATCCAATCACCCAGAGACGAATCGCTGGCCAAATCCTTGGTGCTCTTCTGCAGGTCGTTCGTGCTCTTGTCACCTTCGCTCAGCATCCGGACAAAATCCGCCATGGCCGGAATCAGCTGGGTGCCGACTTTAACCTTCAAACCGTCCCAGCGCTTGCCGAGGTCGGTCAGGTCGTCGTTCAGCTGCTCCGCCGCGTCGGCAGTGTCCTGGCTGAAAATGATCCCGAGCTCACGCGCCTTGGCGGTGGCTTCCTCCAGCCCTTTGCTGCCCTCATTGAGCAGCGGCGTGAGGGTGGCGACATTCTTGCCAAACACCTGATACGCAATCCCCGCCTTGGCAGAAGAGTCCTGTGTGCGCGCGAACCAGTCAGCAGACTCTTTCCAAAGCTGCTCCGTGCTCTTCAAATTCCCGGCAGAATCCCTCACCGAGATGCCCATCATCTTGAAGGCATCCGCAGTGGTCTTGGTGCCCGTCATCGCGGAATATGCAGAGGTGCTCAACCGGGTGAGCGCCTTGGAAAGGTCCTCAGAGGAAACGCCCGCCTTCTCAGCCTCATACTGCATGGCCTGCAAGGTCTCGATGCCAACGCCCAAGCCCCTGGCGGCCTTGCTGGTGGCGTCCATGCGCTCAGACAACTGAAGCATTTCATGGACAACCGCTGCACCTGCCGTGGCCGCCGCGCCCGCGAGCCCGATGGCCATGAGCTTGGCCTTGCCGACGATGTCCGTGAATGACTTGCCCGCATCAGAGGTGACGCGGGCAGCACGCTTCATGTCGGTCTCGAAACTTCCAGTCCGAGCCAACAGGTCAACAACAATAGATCCAGCAGTGGCCATCATCGCCTCGTCGGTGGTGTGCCGCCGAGCGCAAGGAAGGTCTTCATGTCTGCATCAGAAAAACCCTCAATCGGCTCAGCAACGGGTGGTACGAGAAAATCAAGTTTGTCCTTGTAGCGCCCCCCGGCCATTGAGCTGGCAACCAGTATGGCCGGGCGGTGATACCTGTGGTGATCGTCAAACGGCTCCTCCGCATAGAACGCCTGCCAAGCCAAAAATTCCGTCTGGCTCATGGAAGCTTGAAGTTCCGCTACTGTTCGTCCCCCGATGGCGAGGGCAAGGCGGTGCCAGAACTTCCATTGTCCACCTTTTTTTCGTCACTGTTGACCTCCTGCAGCGCACGAAAGATCGCGCGCAACGGCTGAGCCTTCAGCTTTTTGGCTTGCTCCAGCGTAATGGCGGGCGTGCCGTCCGGGTTCGCCAGCCCCTTGACGATCAGTTTCTGAACGGCAAGAACCTTTTGGTCGTCATCGTCACCCTGCATCGCGAACGCATACTTCTGAAAAACGGAAGCGGGCAGCTCACGAAAGTACATCGTGTGCACGGAACCGTCAGCGAGCTCCACATCCTTCTTGTGGAGCTCGTCGGTCACGAAAAGTGATTGATCAAGCATATTAAGCCTTCCAGTACCAGTTGACCCGGCCAGAACGTTGCAGTGTGAGGGTGCCGGTAACGCGGTCGGCGGTGGCCACATCGATGTTCACGTCTGCAACGAACGCCGTGAACTCGGCACAAGTGCGGTCCGCCGCAGCCACAAGCGCATCATTGCTGTCCAACGTGGGAACGGCGATGCCGTCGGAGAACCCGATCATCCAACTGATCTTCACAGCGCTGTCCTTCAGGTCGAAGAGCACCTGGTGGCTGACAGCGGTCGGGATAAAGTTGAACGGAACAGAGACCTGGCCAGGGCTGGCCAGGCCACCGATGAATTCGCGTTCGTCCGTCGCGTCCAGGCAGGTCACGTCGATCTGATCGCGCGGCCCGCCGAGACCGCTCACGCCCGTCGGGCACGCCATCTTGACGACTTCGGCCCCGGCGCTGGTGGGGTGGGCAAAAAACAAATGCGTGCCTTGGGTGGCAATTACTCCAGTGGTCATGATAGACTCCACAATGATAACGCCCGTCAGGGCAAAACCGGGAACCCCGGATTACTGTCTGGCGCGAATGAACTGCGCCTGAAAACCAACTCTAAAAAGCATCGTGTCCGGCTCACGCGTGTTGACGACGATTGTATTGGTGATGTTCGCCGCGTCCAGCGCAGCCCGAACCGCCCCCGCCAATACGACCACATCCTCTTCGCCACTGTCGCCAGGCCCAGCATAACAGTCAATCTGCACCGCATCGTTGTCGCCGCACGGCTCGCCGCTGAGCTGGTTGTACGGGTCGCCCGCAACGATGAACCACGTGATGTAGGGCTTGGCAACGCCCTCGGGCGCTAGACCAGAACCATAGATGCGCTGCCCGACGAGTGCGGAGACAGCGCTGTTAAGCAAAGCAAAAACTGGCGGCGGCGTCCACATCACACACTCCCATGCTCGACGGCCAAACGCTTCACCAACAACTGCAAGCGCCCGTCCAAATCCTTGTTGAAGACCATGATGGCCTCCTCACCCTTCTGCGCAACGGCAGGGCGCAACCAAGGGTATGCTGGAGCCTTGCTCGTGCCGTACTCCAAAAACCGACCATAAAAGGCCGGGCCTTCTGCAAAGTAACGCTTCCCGGCCTTGCGGGCGCGCACATTGCGCTTTGTGTTCGCGTAGCGCGCAACCCTCGGGCGCACACGCACCAGATACCGTTCGCCCTTCTGGGGGCCGAGACCGCGCTTGCCCCGTGACACGATGATGTTCTTTTCCAATGTGCCGGTACTTTCGTTGCCGCGCTCAGCCACCCCGGCACGCACATTCTTTTGCGCCTGGTCGCGGATCACGCGAGCGGCCTTGGCGAGGGCCAGCTTCACCGGCCCGCCACCCTTAGACACCAGCTCAGGTGGCAACGCCTGGAGCACAGAGATCGTCTCGTGCAATCCAGTCACGCTGCCGCGAACGATCGTGCTCACAGCTCCAGCCCTTCTTCACGCGGGCGGGCCACCGTCAGCCCGTCCAAATCAACGATGTCGTCCGGCACTTCATCCAGCGCATCCAGCAACTGGTCCAGCACGCCGAGCACACGATCCAACTTCCGATCGATTATTTCCAGCCTAAGCTGCAAAAGTTTCTCATCCATCACTGTCTCCCGTCCGCCGGGCCGACCTCAACAGTCAGCCTCCATTCCCTCCGCGCCGTTCTGTCTGACGTCGCGGAGGTGATCCCGAAATTCTGCTTCTCCCAAACCAAGCGCATCGCCATCAGCTCAGCCACCGTGGCCGGGAACCACCGCAGATTCACGCGGGCGAACGCGCTGGCTTGCGGTGCGGACGAACCGATGAAGTCCCGTCCCGGCCCCAGCAACACTTCCGCCGGAACATCCTTCAACGACCGGCCCCCGGCCTTGGCCGGGAGCCACGTCTCCGTGCGGTGGCCGTTGCTGTCCACTTCGACAGTCAACGCTTCCAGCGAGACGCGATGGCGCAATCGATTGGCCAACATCACGCACCCCAACCACAACGATACGGGGCGAGCTTCTTCTCAGCCGCGCTGCGCAGCGCCCCAATCTCAGCGGGTGCTGCTTGGTATGCGCCTTGCAGGAGAAGCATCACGCCAAGCAGCACGCCACCAGGAACTTGTCCGTTGCTGTCCAGCGTGTCCTCGATGGTGTTGACGTTCATGTAGTCCGAAGCCTCGGACTCAGCGCCATCCAACAACAGCTGGAGCTTCTCGTCGTCCATATCGTGGGCAACGTCCAGCTGATCCTTGGCTACGGAAAGGTCAATAACGCTCATATGAAATCCAAGTCCCTTCGATGTGTTCGATAGCGGCACCACCGTCCACAAATTTGTTCAGCGTCTGGGTCACCTCCACCTGAGGCAGACAGTTGTCGTCGTGGAACACGATGATGCCGCCAGGCCTTATTATCGCTCGTGCGAGGCGATAATCGTTTTCTACGCCAATTGCGGAGTGATCAGCGTCTATGAACACAACGTCGGCGTCAGGCAAGTCCTCCGGCGTCAGGTCGAATGTGCCACGCGGACGCAGCACCAGCTCGAAGCGCCCATCCCTCAACGCCAACACCCCTGGCGCTGCAGGCGTTTCCTTGCGCTGCACAGGCAACTGCGACCTGTACCCTTGAAGAACATCCACACCGACATATCGCTCGACGCCAGGCAGCACCCGCAGCGCCGCCGCCGCGTTGCGCCCTTCGTTCACACCGAACTCGACAATCGTGCGGGCATCGCTAAACAGGTGCATCAACAGCTCCAACTCGCCGGGGTTCAGAAACCGAGTCGGCAAGCCGGACAAATCATAAGGCCCAACGCTGGCAGGATCAATCTTGACAGACGGCCTGTTGCGAACAATGCTCATTTTTGAACTCCAAGAGACGCTGCCGTGCAGCGTCAAGATTGATGGACTTGTTGCAGTTGTGCGTGTGACTGAAGCAGCGACACGGCACAACGGTGTCGATGCCGAGGTAGGGTGTCTGATTCCCGCTCATAAAGGAACGTGAATCCTCATACCCACCGAACACAGCGGCCACGGGTGTGCCGACTGACTGTGCCAACGGCACCGCAAACCCCGGTGCAGTAAACACCAACGCGGCCCGCCGCCAAAGCGCAGCCAGCGCCCGCACACTCAGCTCACCGGTGTGGAATTCCACATCAGCATGAATATCGTAATCCACACGCCACTCAACGCCCGGCACCAAGTCTGCTACCGAAACAACGCAGAAGCCTTCGCGCACAGACTCCAACAGCGCCTTGTACGCCGCAGCATCCGGGTTCCGGTTCCGACACCCGCCCCACTCCTTGCGCTCCACCAGCGGGCGGTAGATGAGGATGGGACGCCCGCCAGTCTCGAAATGCGGAACCTCAGCGTCCCATTCCGCAGGAACAGGCAGCGAGAAGTCGCCGACCGGCACGCCGCACTCCGCGCTCATCGCAGCCAGCACAGAGCCTTTGGCGCGCACCGTGGCGGGCGGGTAGTGCACGCGCAGCTTGTGGCTGTGCGCCGGAACGGATGCGGAGTACTTGATCCGCTCAGCAGCTGCGTTTTTATTTTGTGTGCGCAGATTTGTGGACGGCGCAAGGAACTTCACTGGCAGATCATGATACAGGGAGGGCCACGGCGTGCGCAGCCAGACATGAGCGGACTTGCAAAGTTCGCGCACCACAGACCGCTGGTGCAAGTTGTCGCCCATTCCGTTCATGCCTTCAACAACCACAACACGCTCCAAGAGCTCAGCGGGCAGTGTCCCTTTCGGGAAGGCGTCGAGCTGCGTGTAACGCGAACAGTTAACAACAGTTACACGACCAGCCAACTGCAGCGCAAGCTCACGAAATTGCGCAGGCCAGCTCTCCGCATTTTGAGCATTGCCAAGTCCCTTCGGATGATCGCCGTGCCAATGAGTTCCGAAGTTCGTGCTGCAGTCATACCCCAGAAGCAAAACGCGCCGAGCGCCAAACTGGGACGCCAACGCGATGGCGCCTGCACCGGAATTCTTCTGGCGAACAGCAACCTGCTCCGCACCATAACAGTCTGCCAACGGCGTGCACAACCGTCCGAGGAACGTCTTGCGCACCTCTGCGATGTGCATCTTCCACCAATCACGATCCATCGCGTAAAGAACATTCGCCCACGGGGCCGCGCGAAAGGTGGTGTTCGTCACAATCACCCCGCGTTGCGACGACCGCGCCGCCCAGTCCCGGACGGCTTCGCAGTCTGCTCTTGTGAGACTCGGGCCACTGGCGATGCAGACGACTTCTGACCAGTGGCCTCCTTGGGGACCAGATCGTTCCCTTGCATTGATTCCGTCGGGGCACCTTCGCAGCGCACCAGCCCGGCCCGCACCAACTGCAAGGCCACCTGCTCGGAAACCTCAAACTCGTCGCCGCGTCGCCGTGAACCGTAGTGGTCGAACGAACTGATGGCAATTACCTTCATAACACCTCCATGAAATGACGGGGAGCAAAGTGCTCCCCGCCCCCAGCCACTTCAGACCATTACGACGGATCCAGGCCAGTGAACGCGCCCTTCACAAACGCGGCAGGGCGATACACCGTCAGGCCAACGCGCTCTTCGCAGAGGATGGTAGCCATGTTCTTGATGAAGTTGTCACGATCTTCAAACGAGATGGCCACCGACACCTGCTCACGATCCCAGCCCTGGACGGCCATCGCGCCCCCGAACGCCCCGACCAGGAAGTCTTCAGCGTCCATCGCCTGCGTCGGCACGACATTGCGCCCCCACAGGCCAGGCGTCGTCACCGAACGCGGGTTGGCGAACAGGTAGGCATTGTCGGTCGTCTTGGTCAGCTCGATCGCAGCCCAGTCCAGCGGATGCAGCACGATGCCGTCGGCATAGTACTCCGCCAGCTCAGCTTGCAGCAGCGCAAGCCGCAGCCGGTCGATGCGGGTTTCGGCCTTGACGACAACGCCAGGGTTCACGTATGCCGTGGCCTGGGTGTAGATGCCGTTCAGGTTCAAGCCCGCGCCAGAGCCTTTCAGCAACTGCGTTTCTTCCTTCAGCTTCAGGCCATAACGCAGACGGCCATCGATGTAGGACTGCAACTGCGGAATGTCAGCCAGCACTTGCTTCGAGGCGGGAATCCAGTGCGCGATCGTGGTGATCGGAGCGCTGTCCGCTTCGAACGTGATGTTGGACTGAGGCTTGCCGCTGCTGGGGTTTTCACCGACCACGTCCGCATTGTTGGTGAAGACCAGTTCGCGGGCATATTCGATGCTGTTGCTGGTGGTGCTACCCCAGGCGATCAGATCGCGGATCGTCAGGCGGCGCAGCGGGGGTTGCTGAATGCCGGGCAGACGATCCGGCACGATCAAGTCACCCGCCGAAGCGCTGTCCGAAGTCACCGCATGCTGCAAAGTCATGCGGAACGTGCCGTGCGGGTTCGCAGCGTAAGCCTTCAGGTCTTCAGAAGCAACGACCTGTTGGCCAACGGTGCGGGCCTGCTGCACGCCGCTACCGGACTGCGCCTGAGCGACGGCTTGCTCAGCCGAAGCCAAACGCGCCTGCAACTCACCTTGAGTCACAAGCAGCTGATCGACCTTGGTGCGGGTTTCCTCGGACAGCTGGGCGTGAGCCTTGATGTCCTTCTGGGCCTGTTCGGCATACTGCTTCAGCTGATCGCTGACTTTGCGCAGATCGGCATTGATCTGCTCGATTTGTTGTTCGTCCATTTTGGACTCCTTAGAGGATGGTGGTAAGAGAAGCCGCCAAAGCAGCCGTGGTCTTGATGGCGGAATCGCTCCGGCCATGTTCGGTGGCTTCTCGCACACCGCTGCCAGCCGCGTCGCGCAAGCTGGACTTGAATTCAGAAATCAGTTTTTGTGCAGCATTACGCGGCATACCAGCGCTGCGCAGCGCGCACTCGACGCGGCGCACCGCGCTTTGGTTCGCGGTGGAGGCGTCTGTCGTGATTTGATCAGAAGGCAGGAACTCATCCGCGAAGCCTTTGTCAATCGCCGCCGCGCCGCCCAACCAAGTTTCCGCATCCATCATCTTCGCGACAGCCTTCACGTCCTGCCCACTGCGAGACGCATAAATGTCTGCCGCGACAGCATCGAACGGCTCCAGCCAATCGGCCACATCGCGCAGCTCATTACGATTGCCAATCGCGATCACCCAGCCGTTGTGGATCATCATGAACCCGGCACGGGCCACCTGGATCGTGTCGCCCGCCATCGCAATGTCTGCAGCAGCGGAAGCGGCAATCCCCACCACCTTCACGGTGACGTGCCCTTCGTGCTCGCGCAGCAGGTTGTAGATGGCCAGCCCCTCGAACATGTCGCCGCCTGGGGAGTTGATGTTCACGGTAATGTCGCCCGGCCCGAGCGAGCGCAAAGCGGCGGCGACGCGCTTAGCGGTGACGCCCTCGCCTGTCCACCAGTCCTTACCGATGGCATCGTAGATGCCGATGCTGCGGTCGGATTGCTCATCGTTGACAGCGCGTAGCGCCGAGTTCCAGCGGTCGAGGGCCATCGGCGAGATGCCGGTCGTCAGGCCCGTGGCCGGACGGCTGATTGCCGCAGCGGCGAGTTTGCGGATGCTCATTGTATTTCTCCAAGATTGTCTAGTGGCGCCATCGCCGTCTGAACCGTCAACACACCAGCGTTACCGCCCATGGGTGCCCTGTCCTCCAGCGCACGAACCTCATCGCGCGTCAGAATGCCGTTGTTAACCATTGTGCTGTAGAACGCAGCGCGAGCCGCGCTGTCCGCACGCAGGATACCTTCCACAGCGTACTTCGGATATGTGCGCAGCTTCTCCGCCGGGGCGAGAAGGTCTTTCACAATGGACTGCTCAATGCGCTTCAACCACGGCGACAAGGTGAACGTCAGGAAGCCAATCATTTGCTGTTCAATCCCGCTGCCCCAGCTCGTGGACTTCTCGGTGTGGCCTACCATCCAAGGCGGCACGCGGAACCAGCGGCAGATCTACTCC